ACCTGGGAGAAGTCGATCTCGAATATTCCGACATGCGTGCGCTCGTCCGCAAGCGCGGTGCTGAACTCGTCAAGCTGGGTCCCATCACCAATCTGATCGGCGTCCCGGCTGATTACGTTTGGCTGTGATCCGAACTGGTAGCGGATCGAGCCGGTGTTGCCCGTGGCCGTATATTGCATGAGGTCAGCAATGATCCGGGTCCCGTCGCCGTCGTCGCGCCAGATGGAGATGCCTACCGTCATGGCGTCCGAAGCCGACATGTCGACGGAGGCTGACTGGATGTAATTGTCGACGCCATCGAACTTGAGCCCCGCCTGAGTCTGAGCGGTGGCTGCGCGAACCGACACGTCCTTGACGGTGCCGGCAAAGGTCGCATCGCCCAAGATCTCGAGGGTCGTGTTGCCGGTCGCGGCGACGAACATCTCGATGTAACTGCGATTCTCGTTGAAGGCGAAACCCGTAACCGTGGTCCCGCCGGTGAACCGCGCCAGCAGCGTGCCCGCCGTCCGCGTGACGTTGAGCATGACCACGTACAGCGAGCCCGCCGTGAGGGAGATAGACTGCGAGAGCGCGGAGGCGGTCCCGGCTGTCTTGGTCGCCACGCCGCCAGCGATCGACCAGCCGGTGCCCTTGGTCCAGTCGGTGTCCGCCGTAAACCGGGGGTTGGTCACCAGCTCCGATCCGAGGGCGGTGGGCAGTGCGGCGGCATGCGGGCGCCGGGTCGAGGTCGACTGTGTGGCGTGGTTGCCGTTTCCGCTCAGATCGTCGATCCGTGCGACGGCATCGCCGTAGACCGCCTGCGTCGTGCCACCCGTATCGGTCCACATGGTAGAAAGGTCCGAGGCGTCATAGACCGCCCCCTCCTCGCCGCTAGCGAACAGCGACTCCGGGCTGAATGGCGGGGGCACCGGCACCGGGGTAGGCCACAGCCCCTGGGCCTCATCGACCAACGTGAGGGTTGCCATCAAGTCCGGTGCCGGATCGACTTTCGACACCACCAGGCGGCGATATTCGGTGCCGTAGTTGCCGACCACGGCCAGACATCCGACATCGATCTCGGGAATCGTCGCCGAGTCGAACGGCCCGCCCGTGGTGGTGTCATCGGCGACCGGGGTCGCGAAGGCCAACACGTTCGTCTCGCCGGTCGCATTTGAAAGCTGATGCACCGACGTAACCCCGGTGGTGCGCCGGATCGCAACCCCGGTCGTGCGCCCAACAGTGTGCATGTTCGTCACCGCGTGCATGTCGGTGAGCGCGTGCATGTCGATCTCGTTCCAGACCGGGACATCCGTATCGAGGGTGACCCCATTGACGTTCCCGGCGCTGGTCTGCACCGAGTCTATGCGGCCGAATCCCGCCTGGTTCTCGAGCACGTCGTGGTTGACCCCTACCAGGGAGCCGCGGCGGCAGACGATCGCCTCGGCTGGCGCGGTCAGTGTGTAGATCGTCGCCCGGAGCCGCGCCTGGGCCAGGTCGAACAGAGCTCGGCGCCTCGCCGACGCGAGGTCCGCAATACCTTCATATGTGACCTGCTCCAGCTTCGGGCCGGTGATGCCTTTGTGATAGACGACGAGCTGCGCGGGCGAATAGTCGATCTCGTCCGACTGAAAATTGATCCGCAGACCGTCCGCAAAGCGGGGAAACGCCTTGGCCCATTTGAACCCCGACGAATTGCGCGGGCTGAATATCTGGATGGGCCCCTCGGCGCTGCGGTCATAATCGCGGACGATACCCCAGAGCTCGGATTGATAGGGCCGGGCGAAACCGCAGCCGCCGAGTACGATCAACGTATCGGCCACGCGGGCGCCCTCGGCTATGTGGTCGCAGGTGTAGGCCAACGAGGCGCAGGCGGCGCGCCAGTCCACCAGCGAGTCGTCGTCGAGGAGTGCAACCGGCAGCGGGTCCAGGTTGAGCCGCCCGGTCAGCACGTCGCGAAAGTGTGGTGCCGGATTCGATGTGGTCGTCCAGGTCGTCCAGTCCGATCCGTCCCAGTCCCTGACATAGCCACTCGCCAGCACCGATACCTGGTCGACCCGCCTGTTGACGGCCTTGATGGCGATCAACGCGAATCCCGGCCGCTGGACCGGCGCCTCGTTCCATACCGAGACGGCACGCACCAACTGGCAGTTATCGACCACGTTCTCGCGGGTCTCGGCGATCTGACCGCTGCCGGAATACTCGAAGAAATCCAGCACGGTGCCGCCGTAAGTATAGGCCGAGGCCACATAGCTCGACTTCTTGAAGGCGCAACCGCGCTTGATCTGAATCTCGTAGATGCCCGGGGTGAAGGTAGCCGTGTCGAGGAAGAACAGCGCGCCGGCGTTGGTCAGGTTGACATTGGTGAGGTTGGCCGATCCCTCGTTGCCCTGGGTCAGGTAGTCGTTCCCGGCCCCGGTCGAGAAGTAGGCGTCCGCCTCCCAGTCGTCGGTCGGCGGCGAGACGGTTTGCCCGGCGGCGAGCTTGCGCGCCTCTACCCAGCCCGCGGTCTGCGGCACGCCGGGAATCGATGACGTCTCGCCATCCTGGAAGATCAGTTTGATCGTGATTCGCGACTGGCGCAGTGTCGCGTTCTCGTAGTGAATCTCGGGAAGGTTGATCCAGCTCACATCCCCGGAACGACGGATGCGGATGCGGAAGGGCACCCTCAACTTCGTCGCGACCGTGCCATCCTTCGACAGCCCCGCCGGGAACATCAGCTGCAGCTGAATCTGATCCGGCGCGAACCGGCCCGAAGTGCCGTGAAAGGTCGGGATGTTCGTCGGGTCGATCCCGTCCAGCGTGTCCTGGGCGTCCGGAGTCACGGTATGGGTCGACATCTCAAGTTGCAGCGGAGCCGTTCTGGTCTGCTGGTTGACAATGGTCTGGGCATCATCGTCCAGCCACCCTTCGCGGACCTGATAGGTGAGGTCGGTCGCTCCGACGATCGGCGTCCCGTCGATGCGGATGTCCGACATATCGTGTGGCCCGGCCAGGGCATAGACCGCCTCGACATATTCGTCATCGCCCGAGTAATAGATGAACGGCTCCGCAGCCAAAGGCGGAAATATCTTGCGAGTGCCAATCACACGCGGAATCGGGCCGTTCGGCTCCAGCAGGTTCCCCCCGGCGCTGGCTGCGCCCTTCTGATCGCGGTTGAAGCTCTGCGCGTCCAGCGAGGACACCGGCGGAGGGCTCAGCGCCTGGAGCAATAGACCGCCGACCAGGGTGATCGCGGTCGATGCCAGGAGAGCGCTGGTCGAGCCCGCCGCGAACAGGGCAGTGCCGCCAAGCCCGGCGAGAGCCCCGCCGGATACCGCGGCCGCCGCCACGGTAATCGCGATCGATGCGATCAGCGCGATCCCGGACTTGCCACCATCGCCGCCACCGCCTCGAACGGCCGCGTGGAAGGTCACATGGATTGCACGACCGGCACGGGTCGCCTTTGGCTTCACCAACCCCCAGAGCGCCCGTGGCACCTCATGGTCATCGATGCGGACAACTCCGGTCTCGGCGAAGCCGCGCGGCAGGTGCCGCATGTGGGCGACCATCTCGGAAATGCGCAGGCCAGCCGGAAGCCGCGCCTGCGTCGGCGTCCCGAGTGCGAACGGATCGCGATATGTGACGTGGACCTGCTCGCGGGTCATGCTGCCTCGCGGTGCCGCCGGAACCCGGCGATCCGGAATCGCACGCTCGGGTGGCCCAGGGGAACCACAACCGCCGCCGTGGCTTTCTCGACGTGGATCAACTTCTTGGAATCCACCATCACCCCCACATGGCCGACCCAGGACCGGCTGTAGAATCGCATCGCGACCACATCAAAGGCGTCCGGCAACTCCGAGACCCGCCATGCTTCCTGACCGCCCTCGATCGCGCGCGCGACGCCCAACAGATCGCGGGCCGAGATCTCGCCATAGGACGGCAGCGTTATACCGAGCTGATCGGCATAGATGAGCCTTACGAGCCCCCAGCAATCCAGCCCCGCCATATCGCGCCCGCCGTCGACGAAGGGCACGCCGACATAGCGATTGTGCCAGCTCACCGGAAAAGCCCCGGAAAGGCTTCCTGCGTCGCCATGTTGCCGGGCCAGGTCTCGCGCGCGAAATCATAGGTCTCGAGCCGCCCGGTGATGGTCATCGCATCAGCCTCGACCCCGACCAGATAGAGCTGGTCGGCGACATAAGTCCGCGCGGCGGTGCTGATTTCTGTGTGCGGGTCGACCGTCTGGTCGAATTCGCTTCCGGCGATCACTTCCATCTTGATCCGCGCCGGGTCGTCGATGTCCTGGAGCGCCCGGCCGATCCGCAGATCCACGTTCTGGATCGAGAGCTGCGCCCGCGGCGCCTGCTCGTCGTCCGACAGCACGCTGATGTTGAACCGGAAGCCCGTGTAGGTCGACCCATCCAGGACGCAGTCCGCCGAGTTCGACACGACCTGGATCGGCGTCGAAAGCGTCGAATGGCTGATCGTCAGAAAGACCAGGTACTGCTCGGCGCTCTCTTCTCGATCCACCTCGCGGCGAACGCCGGCCGGCACGCTGCGCTCGATCACCATCGGCTAGACCGCCGCACCGGGCAGACGGTTGATATTCATCAGCAGATCATGCTTTCCGTGCGGCCCCCATTCGGAGCTGTAACTTTCGATCTTCCATTTGTAGCTCGTCCCGCTGACGGGATCGGCCCACAGGAAATGCAGCGAGCCGTCGGCCAGGTCATCATGGAACCATGCCTCGAAGGTCGCCAGTTGCGTGGCGGTCATCGGCGGAAACTGCATCTTGTAGAGCTGCATTCTCACCGTCGCGCGGCGGCGCTCGATCGGCGGGCCCACGTCCGGCCGGAACGAAACCCGGTTGTCCTGGGGCGATTGCGAGAACCCCGATATCAGCGGTTTCTGCGGCAGCGATGCCGGCCAGGTTGGGGTCGCCATCAGCGGCGAAGCCTCTGGGGAGCATTGCCAAAGCGCGATCGCTGTGGCGCGTCAAGTTCGCCGCGGCCCATGGCTCTGCCGACCTCCTCGACGACGAAGCGCCGCACATCCTCGCCGTTTGGTCCGGCGGCGCGCTCCTCGCGGACACGGGCAGGGGTGTTGTTGATGATCTGCACCGTCACATTGCCTCCTCCGCCGCCCTCGACGCCCAGCCGGCCGCCTGGCCCGCGCTTGAGCGGCAACACCGCCTCCGGTCCTGCCTCGCCCATCAGCCCGATGCCCCGTGCCATGGGAAAGACGGTCGGCGTGGTGACGACCCCGCCGCGGGCGAAGGGAACGATATTGCCGCGATCGAAAACATTGCCCTTGGCACTGGGGACGCCGGCGGCGATGGCCGGGGGCAGTCCGCGGCCGCCGCCAGCGGCGCCGCCGACCGATCCGAAGACAGAGCCGAACAGCTTACCCAGCAGGCTGTCCTTGCCCTTGGTCGCCAGGTCCTGCGCCGCGATATTCCCCAGCGCCAGGGCGATCCGCCTCAGCGCGTCGGCGAAGCCGTGGGCCTGCTGGATGGCGCCGGTGATCGCATCGCCGATCTGCTGGATCTGGCGCTTGGCCTCCTCGGCCGCGCGCTCCTGGTCGCGCATGGCTTCGGTGGTCTTCTCCATCGCCACGGTGGTGGCTTCATACTTGCCCGCCAGCGCTTCGACCTCCGCCCGCTCGGCAGCGGTCAGCGTCGCGCTCGACCGGAGCCCGGCCTGGTGATCGCGCACCGCCGCCTCCTCGGCGTTACGGACGATCCGCTCCTTCTCGATGGCGGCCGTCAGCGCCACATGCGCCAGGCGCCCCTCGCCGACGATCGCCATCTCACGGCTGAGGAGGTCGATCCGCTCGCGAAGCTGGTCGATGAACGCGGCAGCAGCGGCCTCCTGGCTTTGACTGCTTGCACCGGTGCCCGAGGACGCCGGGGGCAGCCCGGCATCGATGTCATGCGGCTTGACCGGAGGCTTGATTTTATC